CGCGGGTCTGGCACTCCGACAGCGGTATAGCTGAACGCCGCCAGCTTTTCGATGGTGACGTGCGAAGTGCCAGCGGCCACAGTGAAGACGTTGCAGCCCCAGGCCCCGATTGCGCTGCCTACCCCATGCCCTTCGATGCTCACACCTGATGGGAGAACAAGCGGTGCATTGATGCGCCCCTGCCCCTTTGGAAGGCGCGCCTTAAGCCCAGCAGAGGCCGCGGCGTTCAGCCATGCCTGCATTGGCGCAGACAGATCCAGCGTCATGGCGCCAGATTGATGGTCAGCAATCTGCGCGATCGTCATGAACTCGAAGGCGTTGACCTCCTGCCAGCCGAGCCAAGACTTGAGAGTGGTTGCCACACTGCTGGCCGCGGCGCGCAACCATGCAACCAAGCTCGACCCCTTCCCAGCCGTCACGCCGTCCGCCAAGTCCGCCAAGATCGTCAGCGAAGGGCTGACGTTGGTGGCCGAGCGGCTGTAGACCACCAGTTCTCCCTTGCGGGTTCGCACGGTCAGCGAGTAGTCGCCGTCTGCATAAATGGTTGCCGGAGAGCCAGCTCGAACGGGGTAGCCGTTCAAAGTCTGGATGGGCTGAACCGCCGGCTGCGTCCCGGCCGCGTCCCAGTAAACCGTGATGGGGCTGGTCTCCGGGTTCTGGTTGGCGACGCCGAAGAACAGGCGCCCTTCGTCAAGCGGCAGGCCGTCCAGGTCGAAGAACTGCTGCAGGGGGCTGCTGATGGCAAGCATGGTCACGGCCTCTCGGTCGGGGGGTTCTGGTGGCGCTGGCTCACGGCTGGGCCTGCGCGGTGGTTTGGGCTGCTGCCTGTTGGGCGCGGCTGCGGCGGCGGGCGTTCTGGCCCAGGGCGTCCTCGATGCGGCGGCGCAGCGCGCGGTCCTTGACCTGCTGGCGCACCAGCTTGGTCATGGTCAGCAGCGGCAGCGGCGCGCCGGAAGCCCCTGAAAGCGCCAAGTCGCCGAAGCCCGTCAGCAGGGTCACAGCGGTGTTGCTGGTGTTGATCGCAGCCTCGGGCGGCACGGTCTTCACGTACTGCGCCAGGTCGCTGATGTCGCGCATCTGCTGCGCGCCCTGCTTGCCGAAGATGAAGTCCAGCCGGCCATCGATGTCCAGCTCCTTCACGGCCTTGGCCAGGCCATCGGCCGAGATGACCTTGTTGCCGGAGCCATCGGTGGCCACGCTGCGGGTGGCGCGGTCGCGGATGTGGTTGACCGTGGCGCCCTGCAGCTCCTTCCAGGCCTGGGTGCCCTCGTCGCCGCCGCGCTGCAGCACGCGGCGCACGTTCCGCACGTCGTCCAGGCTGCCCTTGAGCACCGAGTGGGTGAAGACGTCCTCCAGGGCCACGGCGCGGTCCGTGGTGCCCTTGCGGCTGCGCAGCAGGTCGGCCACCACGGCGCGGTTCTCGTAGTTCTGGGCGTAGCGCTGGCGCTGGCTGCGCGCTTGGCGGTACAGGTCGCCACCCAGGCCGTCCGTGGCCTCGTCGACCAGGCCCTTCATGATGGTGGACTGCCGCACGTTGGTGGGCTCAAAGTTGGTCGCACGGTTGACCGACTGGCGGAACAGCTCGGCGGTCTTGAGCGGCACCGGCGCGGGCACCAGCTGACCGTCCTTCTCCACGGCCAGGCCGAGCTGCAGGGCCTTGGCCCGGGCCGTGGTCAGCACCGGCGCCGTGGCCGCCTCTGGCGCGGCCTCGTTCAGGTGCTGCACCAGGCTGGTCAGCGTGACGGGTGCTTCCATCTCGCCGGCCTGCTCCGCGGCCTTGTACATGGTGCGCAACTGCGCCTTGTCTTTGGCCGCCTGCTTCACCAGCGCTTGGTCGACTGCAGCACCCACAGCGCGCAGCGTTGGGGCCTCGGCACCGGCCGCGTCGACCATGGCGTCGAAGTTGCGCAAGATGGCGTCGTTCTGCTCCACGATGCGCTGGCGCAGTGGCGCGCCCTCGACCGGCAGCTTGGCGGTCTCCACCTCGAACTTGAGCTGGGCGGGGTCGCGCGTGGCCTGGCCCTGGGTCAGGCGGATGGGCACGGGCAGCGACTCGGCGGTGGTGCGGCGCTGCAAGGCCATGTCGGTGGCCGCGGCGCCAGCGCTGCCCAGCGTGCCGGGCGTGGCCGCGCTGGTGTCGTCCGTGCGGCGCAGGGCCTCCAAAGCGCGGCGCGGCAGCGTCGTCACGCCGGTGTTCACCAGCTCAGCAGCACGGTCGGCAGCCTTCAGCGTGCCCGTCACGGCGCCGGCGGCGCGTTCACCGCCCACGGTGCGGGCCGTCTCCACAGCAGCGGTACGCGCCAAGGTACCGGTCGGAGCCGCCGAGCGGACGGTGGCAACCGGCGCCAGCGCGCCCTGGATGCCCGCCACTGGGATCAGGTTCTGCGCCACGTTGGCCACCGCCTCGGCCTGGTCTTGGCCCGACTGCGTGCGCGGCGCATAGGTGAACATCTGCGCGCCCTCGGCGGCCGACTTCTCCACCAGGTCGGCGGCTTCCTTGGTGCCAAATTGACCGGACAGGATCTGCTCGGCGATGCCCTTGGCCGTGCCGCCCAACATGCCGATGGCGCCGCCCGTGGCGCCCGTCAGCGTCGTCAGCGCGGCTTCGCCCGTGCCAATGATCTTCTGGCCCAGCGTGGGCTCAGGCGCCGGCGGCGGGGCCGGCGGCATGCGGGCCAGCATCTGCGCATTGGTGAGAGGCTGGCCTTTCTCGTCGCGGCCCACGGGGATCTGGTCGGCCATGCTGCCCTGCTTGGCAGACAGATGCGCGATCACCTCCGAATCCGAATAGCCGCTCTTCTTGGCGCCGGCCAGGTCATAGCCTCGCGACTTGGCCAGGTGCGCAGCGATCTCAGCATCGGTGTAGCCGGCCTTGCGTGCGGCTTCAACGTCGAAGGCCATCTCACTGGCCTCCCGGCTTCTCAAAGCTATCAAGCGGCGGCCGCGAGCCAGGGGCGGCCGGCGTGTCTGGCTTGGCAAGCGGTACCCCGGTACTGCGCGAAAGCCCCTCGCGTCCCTTCTTCAGCAACCGTGCGGCCTCATCCAGGTTCTCGCGGAACTGCTTCTCCGATTGGCTTCGCTTCAAGTTCTGGAAAGCTGCCTGCAGCTTGTCGCCCTCGGTGTTCGAAAGCGCACCCATGCCCTTGATATTTGGGATCTGGGCCAGGAAGGCTTGAGAGCCCAAGGTCTCAATGAGCGCGATGGCGTCGGCGCGCTCATCGCCATTGCCGAACGGGTTCGCGGTGCCCAACGCCGCATTGGGGTAGTAGGGCAGGCCCTCAATCGACCCGAGAACGCTGTCCAGGCTCTTGTTGCCCTTGATGCGCTCGATGGTGTTGAGCATGTTGTCGATGCTGGCCGCGCCAGACTCCGCGGTTGCCACGCGCTCGCGCACCTTGGCGTCCAGCGCGCTGCGCGCCTCTTGCAGCTTCAGGCCGAGCTCATCTCGCTTGAGCTGGTTGGTCTCGCGCGAGATCTGGGCGTTGATCAGCGCGATGCGGTTGGCCTCGCGCTTGAAGCCGATGTCGGCCTGCAAGGCCTTGATGTCCCAGCCCTTCTTTTCGAGGTCCTTGACGGCGTCTTCCTCGGCGTACTTCGCCTTAATCCCGGCGGTTTTGGCGTCCGCTTCCAGCTTGGCCAGGGTGGCCGGCGCTTGCTCGGCCGCACGCGCTTCGACTCCGAACTTCGAAAGAGTCTCTGCAGCGTCCTTGCCGAGCGGATTGGCTGCCAGCAGGCCCTGGATGTTGGCCAGGGCAAGGCCCGGCATCTCCTTGACGACGCCGGCATGTGCCCGGATCGCCTGGGACTCTGGCGTAGGGCCGCCGGCCTGGCTCTCCATGGCATCGGCGCGAGCCAGCATTTGTTGCGATGCGATGTCGGGCTTGCCAGACTTGATCGCTGCGCCCCAGCCGAGCAGATCGCCGACAAACGAGCGCTGCTGTGCGCTGTCCCTGGTTGCCCAGGCCCGCTGGTAGGCCTCCGACGACTTGGGGTCCAGCGACATCAAGCGGGAAAAGTTGTCGGCGCTCGGATTCCGGAATGCCTCATCCCTGGCCCGTTGCAACTGCTGCTCTCGCATTGCGGCCTGTTCGGCTGCAGCTTTGGCAGCGATGGCCTGCTGCTCGGCCGCCGCGCGCTGGTCCAGCACGTCCTTGATGCCGGCGCCGGCCTGAAAGCCCTGCAGCGCGGCTTGGAATGGGGATTGGACGTCGATGTCGTAGCGGATCGGACCATTCACAGCGCGCACCCTGGATGTTGTTGGCGCTTCGCCGCCACGTAAGCGGCATGCGCCTGGTTGGCGTCAGAGAACCGACCGACCAGCCGATTCCGCCCACCAACAGAGATTTGGGCGAGCCACATTCCGCGGTCGCGCGTGACGCCCAGAAGCCCGCTCGACTTGTTGTCGCGGCGAGCGCGGCGCAGGTTTTGGCAGTTGATCGCGCGCGGCACGTCCCGCAGGTTGGCAATGCGGTTGTCTGAGCGATCGCCATTGATGTGGTCGATGTCGTCGCTCGGCCACTCACCGTGGACGAAGAGCCAAGCAATCCGGTGCGCGCGGTAGGCCCGCTGCTTGACCTTGATGCGCACGTAGCCGTTGTCGACGCAGCCGGCAACGTCTCCAACACTGACCCTTCGCGATGGCACGCGCCAACGGAAGACGCCGGTTTCGATGTCGTAGCTGAGGGCTTGCATCAGCTCGGCTCGCCCAATTGCAGCAATCGGGCCCATCAGAAGCCACCTCCCAAGCTGTAGCCGCTGGGCGCCGCGCCGAAACTGGCGCCATTCGCAACCGTGGTGATCTGGGGCGGTGGCGGCGTCTTGCCAAAGCCACCCAGGCCGGCGTAAAGGCCGATGGAGCCGTTGATGGCGTTGGCGTAGCCGGCGTACTGGCGGCCTTGTGCGAGCTGCCCACCAGCCAATGCCGAGCCTTGCTGCGCCAGAAGCTCGGTGACGTTGTTGCTGGTGTTCTGGCCAAACTGACCAGTCCGCGTGGCAGCGCCCAGGCCCATCCCCGCCAAGTCCGCGTAACGGCTGTACTGGTCGTTGATCGCTGCCGACAGCAGCGCCGGCCGGAACTGCGCCAGCGCCGCTTGCGTGTTGCCGCCACGCAGGCCGCCCGTGGCCGAGGCGTTCTGCAGGATGCCGGTCTCGCCCGACTTCATGAGCGCCTGCAGCTCGGGCGAGTTGCTGATCGCCTCGATGGCCGCGCGCTGCGCGTCGGCGCCCTGCAGGCCGGCCAGCACCTGCTGTTGCCCAAGTGCACCGGTACCGGCGCCGACGTAGGGCTTGAGCAGCTCTTGGACGGCGTCGAACTGCCGGCGCTGCTCAGCGATGCCAGCCTGCGCCGAATCGGCTTGCTGGCCCGCTGCGCTCTGCGCCGCGTCGCCGGCCTTCTTGGCTCCGTAGGCCCCGACGACTGCCGAGCCAACAATTGCTGCTGCGACCATGCGCGGCCTCCTAGATCAATTTCGCGTAGAGCCGCTCGACGGGGCGGTAGCCCAAGCGTTCGAACAGCGGGCCCTGGTCCATGTGCAGCTTGGTGGCCGTGAACAGCTTGCGCACGCCAACGGCCTTCAGCTCGCGCTCCACGGCCTGGAACAAGCGCATGGCCGTCACGCCGTGCCGGCACTCAGGGGCAATCCAGTACACGTCGGTGATGCCGTGCAGCGTGGAGCGGTAGTGCAGGTGGCCGCTGACGATGGCCACGTGGTAGCCGATCAGCAGGCCGTCGCGGCGCGCGGTGACGATGTGCAGGGCGCCGGCATCGTCCAGCTCGGCGTACTTGGCCTCATCGATGTCCAGCGGCACGTCGGCGTGATTCAGCGCCACCTCGCGCCAGTGGCGCACCAGCAGCGGCAGCATCTCGGCCTTCAGGTCGCGCCAGCGCTCCACGCGGTAGAAGGTGCCCGGGCGTGTCTGGCCTTCCAGGGCCAGGGCGGCGGTCATGTCCTTGACGGCGCTCATGCTGAGCACCTCGCGTCCAGCACCAGGTGGATGCGGTCCACGGGGCTCTCGTTGATGACCTCGTGCTCGAGCGCGTTGTTGAACCAGAACACGGCGCCCGGCTCCCACGACGTCCACTCGTCGCCGGCCCGGAAGCGCACGCCTTCAGCGCTTTGCAGCACCAGGTGGAAGCGGCTGTAGTACCGGCAGTGCTCGGGGGTGTCGGGGTGCGGGTAGATCACGCCGCCGGGGGCGATGCGGTTGATCATCACGCGGCCCAGGCGCTCGCCGCGCACGGCGGAGAAGATGCTCATGACCAGCTCGCGCGCCTCGGGCAGCTTGGCGTAGGCCGGCTGGTCGACGGACTCGTGCTGATCGAAGCCTGGGAGCTGGTTGGCCTTGTAGAGCGCCACTTTGCACTCTTGCTCGGCCGGGTCTTCGTCGTTGAAGACCACGCGCTGCGGGAAGCGCAGCATGATCGAGTCCACCATGCCGAAGGGGCCCTGCGGGTAGTGCCGCAAGAAGGTGTCCTCGGTCCAAAGCTCGGGGCGTCGGGCGATTGCCAGCATCAAGGGCGTGACGTTCACGCCGGTGGCAATCCGCTGGAAGTTCCGCATCAGAGTCCTCACGTCGCGCGCTGCTTGCGCGGTGGTGAGCTGCTGGCGGCTCTTCGGACTCAGCGGGCGGGCCCAGTGGCCCGTCGAAGTGGCGGGATTATGGAGCCGGTTCAGCGATCAGCCAAGCCACGCTGCGCGTGTCGGCGACGTTGCTGCTGGTGATCGTGAAGCTGATGCCTGGCGTGCGCGCCGAGATGGTCAGCTCGCCGGCGGTGCCGCTGCTGTTCTGGCCGCTCAGGAGGATGCGGCTGTTTGCCGTCACGGCCGTGGTGTTGACAGTGACGGTACCGGCCACCAGCGTGGCCGCGCCCATGCGCGCCGCGCCGCCGCCCTCTTTGATGCGCACGCCAGCGCCGGCAGTGGCCAGCACCAGGTCGCCACCGGTGACAAGCAGCGGCCCAGGGCCCCAGCGCCACTCGCCGCGACGCCCGAACACCTGCGCGGCGACGGCCTGGCCGGCAGGGTCGGCATAGAGCTGCGGAGCGCCTGGCAGCGCGGTGGGCGGCAGGTGCACGGATTACTCGATCCGGTTGACGTAGCCCGTCAGGTTCAGCGCATTGGCCGTGCCGGCAAAGGCTCGCACCACGAGGCCATTACGCAGCACCTGGCCGGTCAGGATCGGGATGGGCGGCGAGTTGGGCGGGATGCTGAGTTGCTTCACCGCGTGATCGCCCGGGTCGGTGACGCCGCCCCATTCGATGGTCAGCGCCACGGCGCTGGCCGTCACGTTGCTGACCCAGGCATAGACCTCGTCGAAGCCGGCGACCCCGGCCAGGGCGGTGTGCACCAGGGTGCCAGGCGTTGCGGTGGCCGCCACGGGGATCGCGCGGCCGTTGGTGCTGCCAGACAGCAGCTGGCGTGAGTAACTGGGCATGGGTCAGGCTCCGAAGATCTGGCCGGCCAGGATGTCGCTGGCGGCGTTCTGGAAGACCGGCGGCGTGGCCGGCGGGCGGGCGAAAGCGACGGTGGCCAGCAGGGAGCTGCTGTCGACCGTGGTGCCCTCGATGGCGTCGGGCAGCGTCTTGGAGACGTCGCTGGCCAAGTCCTCGAAGGCCTTGATCAGCTCATGCGATGGGAGGAACTGGGCCAGCTTGTCGCGCGTGATGAGGCGCGTTCGGACCACGGGCCGGTCAGCCATTCAGGGCCTCCAGTTCGGCTTCCAGGCGAGCGATGGACACGTGCGCGTCGCTGGTGCCGCGGAAGCGCTGCATGCGGTAGTTGCGCATCTTGCCCAGGCGGCGCCAGGCGATGCGCTGCAGGCGCTGACCTTGGCGGCCGGCGGGTGTGGCGCGCTCCTGGCTCCATGTCTCGCCGTCCAGGCTGTAGCTCGTCCAGATGACTGGGTTGGCGCCCAGGGCCACGCGGCCCGGCAGCGCCACCAGCTCCAGCTCGTTCACGATGGCGCCGCGGGTCTCGTTGTAGAGCACCATGGTCCCGAAGTCCCAGCCGATGGTCTGGCCGTAGTGCTCGGAGGCGGTGTCGACAAAGCGGCCCAAGTTCGGCGAGGTCGGGTCGCCGCTCACCCAGGTGTCGTAGCACCACACCAAGTTGCGGGCGCGGTAGGTGGCCAAGCCAACCACGGCGCTATTGAGCTCAAACCACACGGGCTCCCCCACAACCTGCGAGGCGGCCAGGTCGTAGACCCAGCAGGTGTCGGGGAGGTGCACCATCAGCCAGTTGTGGCCCTTGTCGACCTTGGCCTCGACGACGACGGTGGCCAGCTGCGCCTCGGTGTAGCGCAGCAGGATCTCGTCAATCTCGCGCGTGCTCAGCTTGTCCGTGCCGCCAGCGCCCATGAGATAGACGGCCGGGGCCTCGTTCTTGGCGCTTCCCAGGAAGGCGAAGGTCTGGGCAAACTGGGCATAGGCGTGCGTGCCCAAGATGCCGCGCACCACTTGGGCGCCTTCGATGCGCTGGAACGGGAAGTTGGCGCCGCCCACGTTCTCGAAGACCTCGATGGTGTAGCGGCCCATGGCGTACAGCTCGTTGCGCAGCTCGTCCACCGCCAGGATGGGGTCGGGGTCCGACTCGACCGAGCCGTACTTGAGCGGATCCACGGCGAAGGGGTCGTTCAGCTCGGTGACGACGAGAAACTCGCCATCCGTGCTCACGTAGTAGCCGGCGATCCAGCGGCCATCGATGACCGTGCCGAGGTCTGGGTCGGTGACCTGGGCCAGCGTGCTGCCGTCCCAGTAGTACAGGCGGCCGCCCGACCAGATGGCGAGGCGGTCGAAGCCGTTGTCCATGGTGACTTGGCCGCCGCCGCCCACATCCCCCAGCACCGTCACGGCACCCGCTGCGCTGACGCTGCAGAACTTGGTGCCCATGACGCGGTAGAGCACGCCGTTCCAGTTGTAGCCGCCGCGATCCGTGCCCGGGCCCGTGCCGAACAGCGCCAGCCCGTCAGAGGGGCGCAGGTAGCCGTCCGAGATGCCCGTCTTCTTGGGCACCGGGATCATGTTCCGCGGGTAGCTGGTGCGGAAGTCGGCCGCTTGGTCGGCGTAGATGCCCGAGAGGATCGGAATCTGCATCGCGCAGGGCTCAGAGGCCGCCGTAGCCCTCGCCAGGGCACACCCAGACGGTGCCCAGCGCGCCACCTGGCGAGAACACGCTGACGACGGTTTGGCCAAGGCTGCTGCCTTGATCGTGGCCGCCGTCCTTGCTGATGACGCGGGACTGGTTGGGCAGCAGCGGCATGTCGGTGACGCTGGCGCCCGCGGCCACGCCCGAAGGCTTCACCCGGATGAAGACGATGCCGGTGGCAGCGTTGACGATCAGCAGGTTCTTGACGGCGGCCGACACGTTGACGTTGACGGCTGCGGCGGCGGTGACCGCTGCGACGGTGGCGCCGTACTGCGGCTGGAATGGGGCTTTGATCATGGCAAGTCCTCAGGGTTTGGAAGGGTCAGCCGACGCGGCACCAGAGCCGGTTCACGCCGTCAAAGCGCAGCCGGGCGAAGCCAGCCGCCGAGAACGTGGTGGGCGCACCGCTGACCGTGTCGCCACTGGCCGGGGTCACGGTCAACGTGGTGACGGCCTGGCGGCTGTGGATCAGCACCTCTTGGCCATCAACGCCAGAAGGCAGCACCAGCGTGCCGGCGGCGTAGGCGCCACCCTGCGACAGCAGCAGGAACACGCTGGCGCCGCTGGTGGGAGGCGCCACGGTCACGCTGAAGCCGGTAGCCACGGGCGCGGCGTACTGGGTGACGAAGCCGCCCAGCGAGGTCAGCAGCGTCTGCAGCACGGTGGCCAGCTGCGCCACGGAGGCGCGGCGGTCGGCCCCGTTGGCGGGGTCGTAGAACGGGATCTGCGAGGCGCTGCTGATGCTGCTTTGGTTCAGGCGATCGATGGCCATGCGGGCTACTCCGGAGAGATCTGAAGATCGCCGCCCTGGGTGATGCCCAGCGGGCTGTCGTCAGGGCGGGGGAAGAAGGGCTGGTTGTTGGTGCGCCACGGCTTGTTGCCAGCGCCTCGGGCCAAGGTGTCGGGCTGCTGCTGCTCGATGGGCTGCGCGGCGGCCCACAGCAGCGTGTCGTAGCCCTCGCGCGCGCTGCGCTTGGTGTCGGGGCCCAGCACCTTGCCGAAGCTGGCGGCCAGGCGGATGGCCAGGTTCAGGTAAACGGCCTCGACGGCCTTGTCGGGCAGCCCGGACGACTGGTCCAGGTCGGACTCGTCCGGGTTGCTGGGGATGGGGTAGCCGACGCGGACGCCCTTCCCCTCCCAGGTGGCCATCATGGTGTCCAAGCGCCGCAAGCCGGACTGCAGCTCCTCGGGCGTCAGGTCGAACACGTAGCCGGCCAAGGCCAGCTCTTCGAACGCCTGCACGACGATCTGGCGCTTGGTCCAGGCCACGATCAGGCGCCCTGCTCGGCCAGCTTGGCGGCGATGGCCTCGGCCAGCTTCTTGTCGCTGGTCTGCGGCTTAAAGGCGATGCCCAGCTCGGTGGCCTTGGCCTCCAGCTCGGCGCGGGTGGGCGGCTTGGTGTCGTCGGCCTGCTCGGCCAGCTTGGCGGCGGCTGCGCGCTCAGCTTCCTGCTGCGCGGCCAGTGCGCGGGCAGCGGCCTGCGCTTCCAGGGCGTCGGGGGTGGAGAGGTGCCAGCCATCGGCCAGCGCGGCGGCTTGCTCGTCTTCGGTGTTCACCACCAGGGTGGCGAAGAACGCGCCGTGGATGTACTCGGCGCCGCCAGTCTGGTACAGCATGCGGG